ACCTTTTTTATGTAGTACGTTTTGAGATCTTGTAACCCACCTTAAGTTAGAGTAGTGATTATTTTCTGGGTCATGGTCTATGTGATCTATTAAAGCTCCTTCAAACCAACCTTCGCAAAATAATTTTCCTACTAATCTATGCACATAATAATTTTTACCTTGAATACCTATTCCCTTGTATCCATTTCTCTCCCAACCAAGTGTAATATTACCGCAAGGTCTTTTTATTCTTCCAAAACTGCTTACTTCATGGCTCTTATACTTCTTCCAGATTTCTTCACTCATAATATTTCCCTCAACATAAATGTATCTAAGTTAAATGCTAACTTACCTGCTTGTCCTTCTTCTGAACAAGGTCTGTTCTTCTCTACCTTCAGGTAAGTCGTGTTACGTTCTTCTATACTCTCAGCTTCTTTGTCTCTATGCAAGTCTATAATAACAGACGCACGTTGACCAATCATCTTACAATACTTTGGATCTCCATTCTCATTAGTGTGGGCAATAGTTACAATACCTACGTTTAACTCTGCGGCTAACTTAGATAGTCTTATAGATAAGTCAGCTAACATAGCTTCTTTACTTTCTTCTGATGTACCTACAACTACATCTTGTATAGGCTCAAAGAATACAAACTTACAGTCACATGCCTGACTAAAGAATCTTATCTGATCTATCAGTTCGTCAGTACCTTGACCATCACCTAAGTAGAACTGATAGAAGTTCTCATCTTTAGTTAAGTTACCTATAGCTTCACGTACAAGGCTGTCTGCATCTTTCTCATCAATCAGGTCACGTCTTGTTAGGTTGTCGCCTACCTCATACGACACAAGACCTAGTAGAGATCTTAGCTTTGTTTCCTCTAAGTGCCATGCGGCAATAGGTATACCTTGTTGCAACATACTATATTCCATGTAACGCATAAGCTCAGTCTTACCTATACCTGTAGGAGCTTTAAACACTGTGAAGTGTCCTTGCATCAAACCTAGTATCTTTTCGTCTAATGCTTCTATACCTGTCTTGTAGTAGACATGCTCAGGTGTATCCTCATACAGCTTAAGAAACTGGTCAGAAGTATTTAGTATGTTCTCAGGTGTGTGCTTAACTGGATTCCACCATAAGCTCTTAAAGTCTGCACTTCTACCTGCCTTTAGAAAATCATTAGCATCCTTAAAGTCACCATGCTGTACGCGATATATTTTGTTAGGGAACAACCTAGCCATACGATCAGCTAAAGCATTACCTGCCTCATCATTATCTACAGACAACACAATCTTCTCAAAGCTACCTAACCAGTCCTTACAGTTCTCCCATAGCTTCTTAGAGGGCGTAGCTGATGGTAGTGATACAACAGGGTTAGTATACTGCTTACCAAGCATCTGTGCCGCTGACAGAGCATCTAACTCGCCTTCTGTTATTGTTACTATCCTACTACAACCAGCAGGAAACAAATTCATACCGAACAACTCATCACCTTTAAAGCCACCCTTAGCATAAAAACCTTTCTCTTGTAGATTACGAACTTTAATTCCTCCAGACGGGTACACGTACTCTTGTCTGTCTTCGTATGTTAGTACATTGAAGTCTTGCATTGTACCCTGCAAAATCCCTCGTAGGGGTAAGTGGCGACCATCAGAGATGTTTTCTATTCTCTTAGGTGTAAACTCTGTTACATTCATACTATCTCTATTTTTCTTTGGGTAGCTATCATTAGCCCACTCATGTGTTTCATTTATTGATGGGTAGTGAGTACCACAAGAAAAACATTTACCAACCTTCTTCTCAGTATGGTAAGAGAAAGCATCACTAGAACCACAAGCCACAAAAGGGCAACGCTGTTTTGTTAAATCGGGCATACTTACGTTTCTTTCTATTAGTAGTTTGTACTGGTAAGAGTAAAACTTATGTTTATACTTACGTTGTCTATTTATCTATAACGTCTAAAATCATAAAAGTGCAAGATCACAAATTGTTACAAGTTTGTCACGTATGTTATTTCTTATCTGTTCTACAGCTTGTCTAGACACATTTAACACTTTAGAAGCCTCTGTTAAGTTATTGTTGTTATTGTATAAAACTATAAACAGCTTCCACTCTTTAGGTGAGAGTTCTTTCTTTAGTACCTCGATAGAATTCTTTAACTCATAAGAACCAAATAAATCTTCGGCAGGTATTTGCTCCTCCTCTGCGTCTACATATTCTATGTTGTCATCTTTTACAGCTTTACGACCTGCTCTACTTTTAGGATAAGATAAGTTAGAAGATCTTACGTTTAAGTAGTTAGACATTTCGTCTCTGGCTCTGTAGTACATCTTGTGGGGTTCTATGATACCCTCAGCTCTCATGTTTAAGCATAAGACTACACCTTCAGATACTATATCGTCGTAGTCCTGATGGTTGTAGTACTTACTGGCTAACCTTCTGCACATATCCAGTATCTCTTGATTATCCATCATATAAACAACCCTGTTACATATAACATTGCCTTAACTAACACGAAAGCAGTGCCAACAAAAGATAGTATTACCATAGCTAGTAATGATATACCAAACACCATTGCTTGTCTCTTCTCTTTATTCTTCTGTTCTGTATTCCTGTAATATGGTTTATAGTTTTCCACTGTCATGTTCTCCTCTTGTTAATATGCTCATTTACAATATCACGCTTAAATCTTATCGCTTCTGATACTGGCTCTTTAGAATATATGATGTCGTTAAGTCTCACAACTAAATCACTCGTAAGTATAAAGTCACCATGTAATTTTAACTCTCTCATTAGAACATAACCTTTCCGTCTAATATTAATGTGTCATGCCAAGCCTTAGTCTCAGCTCTTAGTGCATAGAAGCCTGTCTGCTTAGCTATACTATTAAGTTCTTCTAGATCAGACCTTATCAACCCTAAGTTCATAAGCTCCATTTCCATTGAGGGGGGTAAAGACATATTATACCTCTTTCTTTCTTTCTTCTAGTAGATTCTCAAGGTGTCTAATCATATTTATTTTAGTTTCTTTATCTACAGACTCCATAGTAGCCTTAACTAGCCTATGTATTATATTACCGCTTAATACAACATGCTTATAATGCTCATCTCCTAAAACTGCATGGTGTTTATAACCACTTCTGTCTGTTGCATTTACATATACTTCTGTATAATGAGGTGTATCTTTTAAACAAAACATCTCTTTAGGCCACTCGTCTTCTCTACTATCAAAATCATATACTCTAACTACCATGTTATACCTCGTTACCTAAACCAAAGATACGACGACCACCTGCTACAAAACCTAACACACTGTCCACATTAAAGCACTTGTAGCCTTGCTTAGTCTTCAGTGTGATGTACCCTGCCTTGCGTAGTGCTTCAGCCGCTATACGACCTCTCTCATTGCCTTTGAGGCCCTTAATAACATTCATACGACCAGTGTATGTACGTTCCTCATTGTCTTTAGTTAAGAACTTAACTGTGATAAACTTGTTTTGGTTCTCTGATAATACGTTAGTAACCATGTTTGTTGGTAAAGTCATTATATACTTCCTACGATTTGTCTATTAATTTCCACTGGGAGGGTATGTCCCTCTTGTTCTACTACATAACTCCATTCTGCTTCCATGTCAATAGCATAAGGTGGCCTCATATCTAACGCTGTTACATTAAATGCAACAAAGATAGAAATACCTAACACGCCCTTTTCTATCGCATAGGTGTTATTGAAGTATCTAGCTCTGTCTTCAGCTTCTTCTAAGGTATACCTATGACCTGTATCAAGTCGTATGCAACCATGCTTAGGATGTACACCTGCTACTATGTATACTCTGTTTTCTTGTTTACTGCTCATTATTATTATCCTTTTAAAACAACTGGTTATCTATGGTTTGCTGTTCGTAGCACTCTTGACATATATCAAGATCAGTAAGCTCCTCAAGATCTACAGGTTGCTCACAATTAATACAGAAGATCTTATTCTGTTCTAGCTCTACTACATAATTACCTATCTTACTCATTATTATTCTCCTTGTTAAAATCCTCATCAGTATACAACGTAGGTATTCTTATACGCCTTACAACCCCGTCCTGATGCTCTTGTAACATTGACTCAGCAAAACTAATACGACCTACACCAACAAAACCATACTCAGTGGCATCTTCATACGCCACATGATATACTTCTATTAGCTCTACATATAACTCGTGTGGTATTTCATTGTCTAACAAAGCCCTAGTTAATTCTATCTCTGTCTTGTAAACTTCATTTCCACTGACGGGGGTAACAAACTTACCACTAGAATCCAAATCTGGTATCTTATCGCCACTCATTATTCATTCTCCTATCCACTCATAAGCATTTTCATTTACATACGACTTAGTATCATCAAGATCATTTAGTTTGTCTAACTGCTTTCCTGTTAGCTCTACACCATTGAATGTAGCTGACTCTACATACGCATCACAAAAGTCTGGATAGTCATACATATGTACGTCCCCTATTGTAATGTCATCTAATTGTTTAATGTTCATTGTTATTCTCCTTCTCATAAATATCGTGTGCCATCTGGCAAACCTTATCGTCTACTTCCATCTCATACTCACCATTGTTAACAAGTATCCAACCTGTCATGTTATAAGTATCAGGGCAAATATCTATAATGTCAAGATCCATTTCCACTTGACCATAATCTAAGTAATCAAAGTAAACTCTTGTGTCTACATGATTTCCGTATGTTGCTCTTGCTACGCTCATTATTACTTACTCCTTATCTTTTGTGCTACTTCTTCATACTGCACTAAATCTAGTAGATCGTCAAGTTTATTCTTAATCTCTTTTAGATCGTCTCTTATAGTGTCCACATCAAACTTGGCCTCATCAAGATAGTAAAACAGATTGTTTATTTTGTCTTGCTTTGATATACTATTTTCCCCCTTGGGAGTATGGTTTACATTTATACCACGATCAATGTCAGCTTTACAAACTTCTGCTTTACCTACAATAGTGTAAACATCTGATGAAATAGCTTCTATCTCTTTAATTATTATTTCCATTTTATTATTCCTTATTTCCACTGAGGGGGTCTATACGAATCACTATATCATTTTCCATCGGAGGGGTCAACTCTTAATTTCCACTGGAGGGGTATGGCTAATTTCGCTGGAGGGGTCACTCTCATTTTCCACTGGAGGGGGGTCATTTTCCACTGGAGGGGGTATGTTATACTATAACATTGTGTGATATAATTACATCTTGACGTGACATATTTGCAACGTGATATAAATGCAACTGATTCTATATTCTGTACTTTATCTATTGACAGTGACATAAATGCAACACCCTTGACGATTCGTTTATATATGATTCGATTCTATTGCGGTATAAATACAACATCAACCAATTAATTTAAATAAATAGCTTGACACCTAGATTCATGATTCGAATCAAATGTTTTGATAGGGCGTCAGTCCATTTTACCGCGAATTTTATTTTGAGTATATAGACAATTTTGCATACCTGCTATGCGTCCAGTGCATACTACCAGCTGGTTCTATGCGTTCAGTGCATATTAGGTATGCGTTCAGTGCATAGATATGTTTTGATTCGGCATCCCCCATTTTTACCACGAATCATTAATTTTTGTCAATCCACCTTGGAACGCTCAAATTAGTCTCGTGACGGCCTCTAACCTTCTAGGCTATGCTACTATATAAAATTGATTCGGCGGCGTTACAGCGTGTCAACCCCTTAAAACTACATATATTTTTGCATGTTTATGATTCGTTCCCCTTGACAAGCCTTTGTTCATGATTCGTTCCGCGATCTATATTTTTTGCTTGTTCCCTATTTGTTCTACTTGCATTAAAACGAATCGCAGGCTATATAATAAGGACAGTTTAACAATGGCTAAGGAGGCCGAATCAATGAATAATCAAAATCAATCAAACCTAGTTCTTAATATTAGAATGTCTGGAGATACTTTAAAAGAATATGGCCTGCTAGCTTATCATAATGAATTAAGTGAACATTTAGAACGAGATCACGACTCTGATTATTGGACAAGAAGTTTCGAGGAGGAGCTGGTCAAAATGATGAAATTAATCAAACGTTATAACGACGAAGTTAAGGAGCTAGTTAAATGATTAGTTTAATATCTGGCCTAGTGGTCATTACTTGCATCATCTTAATTTTATTCATGGAGAATAACTAATGTCTTTATTTAACACACCAGAATCAAAATCAGATCTACAAGCGTGGATTGCTTCAACTAATGAACCTATGGCAACTATTGCCGCAGGTATGACAGAACAATTTATATTGTCACAATGTGAGTTCAATAAACTAATCCCTATTATATCAGACTCCTTTCTAACCAAGTCATTACCTAGTGATTTTAGTGATTTAGAATGTTATGACATTTACGAATTCATTGAGGAACATATGGAAGAGGATTTTGAGCATATGTTGCCCGAGTCAATATTTGAGATGATCGAGAACATCGCAAGTAATATTCATCATAAAATAAGGAGGGCAAAATAATGGAGCAACTAGTAAAGAATATAATTGCTACTCGTAGGAAAGCGACTCTTGATGATATTGAAAGCGGTATTGGATGGTATGCAACGGCTCAAAGAAATTGCTTAGATATAGCGGAGTCTTTTAGTGTACCTCTTAATATTGTTGTAGGTGTTGTCTCGGCGTTATCACCAAACAATAAATGGTCTAGAAACATTGCCAACGCGAATGACCTTATAGGCGCGTTTATTAATGGTGATGCAATAGAGTCGGTTAAAGTATCCACCTATAACGCTATGAAACAAAAGGCTTGGGGTATACTTGAAGATATGCCAACTGATAACGACACAATTATAAAGATGTTAAACGGTCAAAAGATTATATCGTTTTATAAGTGTATCATGGATCTTGACGCTTGCTGTATTGATGGTCATGCTAGAAACATTGCTTATAATGAGCGTATAGGGTTAACAGATGATAGAACAAACATAGGCATACGCGAATATAGAAACCTAGTTGACGCATACATACAAGCATCTAAACGTTGTAGTATAATTGACAATGGCAAGCGTAGAAAATTAAAGCCCTATGAATTACAAGCTATTACTTGGACGGTGTGGAGAAAGCAATGGGGTATATCATAATGATTAAACAAGAATTAAACATACTACATGAATACCGCGTTAATATATATTCATCTGGAAAGCTATTTGCGTATTACATTGAGAAGAGTCACGAACTAGCAATTCAACGACTAGCCAAGTGCAAAAAGCAATATCCCTATTTATCTTTTGATATAGGCGGAGTCACATTATGATACGTTATAAAGCCAGTCTTGAAATAGGATTAAACGATCAAGAACCTATTATAATTTATTTATATGCTTATTCTATGGATCACGTAAAACATATACTAAAAGACTATTTTATAATCGGGATTGTTAAAGTATAACCTAAAACAGTTTAAATAGACTCCCAACTATACCTTAGTATTTATTTACTAGGGTATTTTTGTTTTACTTCAATAGTATAACTTGTGAATGTTATGTTATATTATAACACTTGTATTAATACATTGCCCTTAAACGATTCGTTATAGTGCCAGCCGATTCGCTCCTCTCGTCAAGGAAAAACTTGTGTCAAGTCCTTTATTTTTATGCGTATGTACGATTACGCTTGACATTTTCATTGGGACCCTCTGATTCGTGGGGGTGATTCGCCGCCGACCGTGGTAACACTACTCATATCCAAAACAAAAAAAAGTAATAACGTGACAAAGTGTCGCACAAAAGGGGTCTATCAAGCACAAAGTGCGTCGAGCTACGCTCTCATACTATACTACACAGAGTCATTACAAGAGGACGACACAAAAGACTTGACATGCGCTACCCACTTAAGTATGATACAATAAAAAAAGAATCATTAGATATCAACGACTTGTAAAATAGTTGAAATACTTACCTTGCACTTTACGTATTTTAGACATTATATATATATAAGAGGTACTACTTAAGTTTCTCACTATCAGATTATAACTACTTAATATATATAACTGACTAGTTAGAGAACGTAAGTATATACGTAAGTAGTAGCCAAACAGTTTCCCTACTCAACCATGACGAACCTTTCCACTTAACTGAAATAGATGTGGTCATGCCGATGAGTTGTATATTTACAGAAAGAATTTATTATGGCTATACCTGCTAAGAAGTACAGTGAAGTTATTGCTAAGAAGGTTGTAGCTGGAATAAAGAATGGTGTTGCAGTTAGAGACATACTTGGATCAATACAGAAGTATC